GGCCGACACAAATGCAGCAGATGCGGCTAGCGTCTGCACTGCAGAGCAACTGTCAGGGGGTGGCGAACAAGCCATCCCTATTGACGGCACGGACGCTTCCGGCGGAGTTGCGACATTCACTTCTGCGCGGAAAATCACGGTAACTGCTTCGGGTGCTGATGGTGATCGAACAGTCACTGTGACTGGCACGGACGTAAATGGTAACGCTCAGACAGAGTCTATCGGAGTAACGGCATCTGGTGTGTCTACTGGTACTTTGTACTTCCGCACTGTTACTGCAGTTACGGTTGATGACGATACAGCGGGCACACTGTCCGTTGGCATGTCAAACGATGCGTTGGATGTCATTTTTGCGGAACGCGCCCGACTCAAGGGGGCGTTTGTCGTAAACTCTTCGACGGCTGGGGTTCTCACTTTTACCAATGGCAGTGCCACTGGAACTGAGAAGCTAAAACTAGGCACTGTTGCGTCCGCCATCGCGGAACGCGATGTAACTATACCCTCTGAAGGCATTATGTTTGAGAATGGTTGTTACCTTCCGTATACGGCGGGAACTACAATCTTCACGAACATGACGGCGTTTCACGCATAGGGCGTGATCATGAAGCGCCTTGCCTATATCCCATACAGGCTGACCTTTGATCTGGTCAGCCTGTTTAGCCGAATGCTTAATGCCATATTTTTCGGCGGCAGCACCGCGCAGACTTTGTCTTCGCGGGCTTACATAGACGGGCAGGATAGCGTCTTCTGGGAGCGCATGGGTCAGGGCATCAATTTAATCTTCTTTTGGGAAGAAAACCACATCGCGAATGCGTGGGCGACTGAAGTCGAGCGGGCGCGATACACACTCGAACGACTAGAGGCGTCTTATGACCGAGAATATCCTTAAATTCTGGCCTATCCTTGTCGGCTCTGTCGGCTTCTTGGTCTGGCTCATTCGACTGGAGGCGCGGAGCGTGGAGAACACGAAAGAAATTCGCCGTCTTTGGCATCAGCGCAAGGAGGATATGGACCTTGCGAAGGCAGCGCGTGATGACACTAACGCGATGCTGGCCGAGATACGCGACGACATTAAAGCGTTAATTGCCAAGGTTGGGTCGAAGTGAGCTACGAGATACGCTCCATATCGCAGGTTGGGACTTCGGAACCGTTTGAACTGCAAGTGGCGCGGGGTCAGATACCGGGGCATTTGTTTCGGCATGTCGTTGGCGAAGTACCCGCTATGTCGAATAACCAAAGCGGCAGTCTCTGGGACGTAAACGACACCTTCTACCCTTGGTCAGCCTTCGATACTTCCGGGACACTGTCCATCGCTCGAGCGAGCACGAAATAACCGAAACGGTCAGCCTTACAGCCGCCAGCGGAAACACGACAACGAACAGCTTTGCACGGGTTTATTCTGCCCGCATGAACGGTCTGTCGGAGAACGTGGGCAATGTCACAATAACGCGCGGAGGTACGACCGTAGCGCGGATCAACGCGGGCGTTGGGCAAACCATCATGGGTGTTTACACCGTCCCGGCGGGTTATACGGCTTACCTGACGCAGGGTGTTATGACGATCCAGAACACCGCCGATGCTACGGGTAAGTTCTACTATCGCGTTCCGGGCGATCGGTTCATCATTGGGCATTTGTTTGAGGTCGCGAGTTCTGAGTATCTATACAGTTTTACTTGCCCGCTACGCCTACCTGAGAGAACAGACATCGATGTTCGAGCCTCTGTGCGCACGAACAACGCCAAGGTGACATCGGCGTTTGACATGATCCTGATCAAGAACGGAGGCCCGCTCTGATGGCACCGAAGATCGACAAGGACAAGATGGCATGCAACAAGCCGCGCCGACAAAAGTCTGGCGGCAAGAAGTTTGTTGTGAAAGCGTGTGACAAAGGAAAAGAGAAGATTGTTCGCTTTGGTGATGCGAACATGACGATCAAGAAGTCCGATCCTAAGCGTCGAAGATCATTTCGAGCTCGTCACGGATGCGACACCAAAAAACTCGACAAGCTATCGGCTCGGTACTGGTCGTGCAAAATGTGGTGAGGCAATATGAATCGTGCTAACATGAGCAAACAGATCACGGAGGTCCCAATGGCTAACTGTAAATCCAAAGGCATGAAGATGGGTGGCAAGGTCAAGGCTGGCTACAAAATGGGTGGCAAAGTCGAGACTGGCTACAAAATGGGTGGCAAGGTTACGGGTTATAAAGACGGCGGTGCTGTAATGGCTGGCAAAAAACCCAAAGCCTGTAATATGTCCTGATGGCCAAGAAGGACGCATGTTACCGGAAGGTTAAGGCGCGATACGACGTCTTTCCATCGGCCTACGCAAGTGGGGCGATTGCGAAGTGTCGTAAGGTTGGCGCCAAGAACTGGGGAAACAAGTCCAAAAAGAATATGGCCAAAGGCGGTCTCGTCAAAACGCGAGTGTTCTGATGGTGCGCAAGACGGAGAAAGGCGCTGCTCTCAGGCGTTGGTTCAAAGAAGACTGGAAGGACGTCCGCACCGGAAAGGCATGTGGACGTCAAGAAGGTGAGAAACGCGGTACGCCCTACTGTCGACCCACCAAACGCGTGTCGCCTAAAACACCCAAGACCTCGGGTGAGATGACAAAGTCCGAGAAACAGAGTAAGATCACCGAGAAAAAGCGGGTTGGTTCAGGTAAACGCGTCAGCGCCGCCAAGCGCAAAACCAAGAAGGCGTAGGTCCAATGGCCACATCAGGTTCCAGAGACTTCAACATTGACGTCGCCGAGATCATCGAGGAGGCCTACGAGCGCTGTGGGCTGGAGATGCGTACCGGCTACGACGCCAAAACTGCTCGCCGGTCTCTGAACCTGATGTTCGCAGAATGGGCCAATCGTGGGCTTAACCTGTGGACCGTGGTGCAGACAACGCTCACGCTCACACAAGGGCAGGCTCAGGAGACGTTGGCTGAGGATGTCGTCGACATTCTCGAGATGGCATTGCGTCGTGACGGTACGGACTACGAGATGGAGCGGATCAGCCGCAGCCAGTATCTCGACTTCCCCAACAAGACTGATCAGGGGCGCCCGTCCCAGTTCTACTTTGATCGTGGTATCGCGCCTGTCATCAATCTTTGGCAAACACCTGAGAACTCGACGGATCAGTTGGTTTACTACTACGTTCGTCGCATCGAAGACGCTGACGCTCTGGTCAACACCGCTGGCGTCCCGTTCCGCTTCTATCCATGCATGGTGGCCGGGTTAGCTTACTATCTCGCCATGAAGCGAGCCCCTGAGCGCATACAATTGCTTAAGGCGGTGTATGAAGAGGAGTTCCAGCGGGCGGCAGAAGAGGACGAGGATCGAGTTCCGCTTAAGTTGGTGCCGGGAAGACGATGAGCTACGCATCAGGTAAAAACGCATACGGCATTTCCGACCGATCAGGGTTTCGCTATCGTCTCAAGGAGATGAAGCGAGAATGGACAGGTGCGCTTGTTGGTCCGGATGAATACGAACCAAAGCATCCGCAGCGTTACGCAATCCTCGCCCGGATAAAACGGAGCCGTTGAAGGTGTACGTTGGAGTCCCAACAGTCGAGGCTCCTCGCCTCGAGCGCCCGCGCATGGTAGGTAAAGTTGGGCAAGTTACGGTGGTGACGACATGAGCTTTACATACGGCGAATTGAAACAGGCTGTTCAGGACTACGCGGAGTATGACGAAACGACGTTCGTCAACAACATACCGCTGTTCATTCGAATGGCTGAAGAGCGCATCATTAAGCAGGTTCAACTGAGCCTCTTCCGCAAGAACGCGACGACAACCGCAACGGCCAGCCAGCAATATCTGTTCTGCCCAAACGACTTTCTGGCTCCATTTTCATTGTCGCTGACTGGCGCTGATGGAGACAAGTTCTTCATTGAGTTCAAAGATCCTAGCTTTGTGCAGGAATACAATCCGGACCCGACAACTGAGGGTCAGCCGCGCTATTTTGCACAGTTCGATCTGACAAACTTTGTCTTAGCTCCGACTCCTGATGCCGACTACACGGCCGAACTGCATTACTTCTATCGCCCCGCCAGTATCACTACGTTGGCCGACAGTGGATCGACATGGCTCAGTCAGAACGGCGAGATGGCATTGCTGTATGGCGCTCTTCTTGAGGCGAACATCTTCCTGAAAGGCGAGCAAGACGTTATGCAAATGTACGCCACTCGCCTGCAGGAATCGATCGCGGGTCTCAAACAGCTGGGTGAGGCCAAGGAAGTTACGGACGAATATCGCCGTGGTAAAGTGGTGAGGCCTAACGAATGAGTGTTGGGTTTATGGATATCCCGCGCGACACACCTGTCGTTGGTGTTCGTACCACAAGCGGTCGCGGCTTCACGCCGGAAGAATTGGCGGCTCAAGCTGCTGATAGGATTGTTTCTGTTGCTGACTCCACTCACCCGGCGATCAGAGATCAAGCGATGGCGTACAAAGCGGTGATTGAGAGGTTGCTCGTTGAGTACATGAAACAGGCGGTTCGCAGCGACCGCACAACTGTGTATAATGCGCTGCATGATGCAGGTCAGCCGGAGCTGGCAAAACTGATAAAGGACCTTTGACATGGCTTTCACGGGCAACTTTCTTTGCACCAGCTTCAAGCAAGAGCTGCTGCAGGCGCAACACGACTTCACCGCCTCTACAGGCCACACGTTTAAAATTGCGCTGTATACCAACAGCGCATCTTTCACTGCGGCTACGACCGATTACACTGTCACCAACGAGGTTGGCAACTCTGGTTCGTATTCTGCTGGTGGCGGTACGCTAACCAACGTCACACCGACAACGTCCGGTACGACAGCGTTCGCTGACTTCGCGGATATCACGTTCACGTCGGCTACGATCACAGCTCGCGGCGCACTGATCTACAACACCACGACTGGTGGTGGGACAGGCACCACAGATACCGTTGCCGTGTTGGATTTCGGCGCGGACAAGACATCCACTGCGGGTGACTTCCAGATTACCTTCCCGACAGCCGATGCATCGAATGCCATAATCAGGCTCGCATAACACATGGTCAAACTCGTCAACCGCGCCAAGATGTCCACTGCCAGTACTGGCACGGGGAGCCCAATCACGCTTGGCTCCGCTGAAAGCGGCTATCAGTCATTCGCTGATGCTGGCGTGGCTGACGGGGAGACTGTGCGTTACGTCATTGAGGACGGCACTGCTTGGGAGATTGGCACAGGCACCTACACGGCGTCTGGTACGACCCTCTCGCGGTCAGTGGAAGAAAGCAGCAACTCGGACGCGGCAATCACCCTGTCCGGGTCTGCTGTTGTGTTTGCCACTGCGGCTGCGGCTGATGTTATGAACACGACCAATCCGGTTATCACGGCAGGTACTATCACAGAAGATGTCTATGCCTTAAGCGGCACGAGCGTTGCCTTGGAGCCTGATAATGGTTCTGTGCAGACCCACACGCTGACTGGCAACACCACCTACACTGACGGGTTCTCTGCTGGTCAGGCAATCACCCTGATGATTGACGACGGCACAGCCTACACGGTCACTTGGCCCACAATGACTTGGGTGAACAATGGCGGCTCTGCGCCTACACTGGCGACCACAGGCTATACGGTCATTGCGATCTGGAAGGTCAGCACAACGCTTTATGGGGCGCTTGTTGGGGATGGCTCCTGATGCTGTGGCATAAGGTTCAGGGGGCTGGTGGTGTTGTTCAACTCGCTTCTTTTTCTTTTAGCGATGTAGTTTTTGATCCCGCCAACCTAAGCACTTATACCTTCACAAACGTCGATATAGGCGAGGCTGCGGCCAATAGAACTCTGGTTTTGCCTGTATATGCCCTTGCGAGCAGTGGCGAGGTTTCGAGTGTAGAGGTTAATTCAAACTCAGCTACTCTTTTGGCCGGTCCGGTCGTGAACACCAGTCAAGGCAAAACATACCTGTATGCAATAGATTTAGCGGCGAGTAGCACTGCAACGATAGTTGTGACACTAAACGCCGCCGTTTCTAGATGCGCTGTTGGGGTTTACTCACTCTATGGGTTCAACTCTACGCCTTCTTCAATATCAGAAAACAGCCTCCTCACTGGGACCGATGTCACAACCGCAGTTACAACGGCCATAAGTCCCTCTTCTGGAGATGCGGTAATATGTTGTGGCGAAGTAAACAATAGACCGGGGGTCACGGGAATAACTTGGTCATCTTCTTATGGCTCTTTAACAGAGGATTATGACTTTAACCCCGAAAACAGATTTGTTTCTGCTGCATCTATGGTGTCTCCATCTTCCGGCTCCTTGACCATCTCGATGGCTCCAACCTCCGCCGGTACAAATATCCGAGAATTGATAGCGGCATCTTTTTCCCCAGCATAAGGACAACTGACAAATGTACGTGAAACTGACAAACGGCCAGCCTGAGATTTACACAATCGGGCAACTGCGTCGTGATAACCCGAACACCTCGTTCCCCAAGAACATCCCTGATG